CCGGCATTTCTCGAACCGTTTGGGCGTGGCGTGCAGCAATACGGGCGTGCCTTCACCAAACCATAGGGGCTCGAGAACTGTCAACATTACGAACAAAAGTGTAACAGTTCTCGAGCTCCTGGCCGCGTGGCTCGAGGAGGATTGAATTCCTAACTTTCCTCGCCTGATGAAACACGCTAGAGATCACTTATGCCGCGGACAGCTGCACATCTCATCGAGACTCGTTGGAAGCCGGGCGTATCGGCGAACCCGAAGGGCCGGCCGAAGGGCTCTCGCTCGAAGCTGCAGGAATTATGCCTGGCGATGCTGCACGCCGATTTCGAGCAGCACGGCGAGGAAACGATCGCGCGCGTGCGTCAGCGTCAGCCGGGCGTTTATTTGCACGCCGTCGTTTCGCTCTTGCCCAAGCAGGCCGAGAAAGTGAATTCGCCCTTCATCGATTTGACCGATGACGAGATCGCGCTGCTCGAAGAGCATCTGGCCGCGGTACGCGCAAAAACCGTACAGATGATCGAAGGCGCAGTAGAGCTCGAACCCGAGACCGAGGAGCTCTCATGACGCGCGAGCAGGCTGTCGCCCGCATCCTGGCGGCCTGGAGCGAGGTCGATCCTAATCTCGCAGCCGGTCAGTGGTCATTTTCGCAGAAGCTCGTCGTTGCGCTGGAGGCGCTCGATCTGATCAATCTCATCGAGCCCGGCAACGAAGCCGAGCGCACGCCGCGCTTCTCGGTCACGGATCCCGCGGTCGAGAGCGAATTGCGCAGCGAGCTCTCGCACAGCGTCGATTACATCGGCAAGCGCGATCGCACATGACCAGCGCAGAACTCTGGGGCATCGTGCTGCTTTTCCTCCCGCTCTGCGTGCTCTGGAGCGCACGAAGGCCGCACCCCTCGTAACGCTACGAGACATCGCAAACACTCACGAATTCGGGGAATGCGCTCAGATCTGGGGCTCGAAGGGCCGACCGCGAGCGCTCTGATTCTCACTGAGTGAGACTGCGAGAGTATCTAAACACCGCTGCCGCGTTTCCTGCACCTTCTGCTTGAGAGACAGGAGGTCTTTACCGCTAAGCCACTGATATCATTGACTCGAGCGCCTGGCTGACGCCTTCTGGGAAGCACCTGGGAAGCGCTCGATCGAGGCGGGGCACCGCGGCTCGTGCTTCCCATATTGGACATGCGTTGGACATGCGGGCTAATAGTTCAATGATATCAATGACGACCTTCACCTTGTCATAGTGAGGGCTATGTAAATGGTAGCTCCGTTTAGGACTTCTGTCCCACCACACCGAATTGCCTAGGTAGATCAAGGGGTTAGCATGGACCCCCCGGAGTACGGGGTTAGAACCCGGTCGCTGGGGCCACCATGAGCATGGGCAGGTACGGTACCCTTAGTGCCCGCCCTGCTGCTGTGAGAGGCTGCAAAAGCGCGGTTTTGCCGCTTGCACGATGGAAATCCGGGCAGCTATCGTTGCGCGCGCGCTACGCGCGGCGCCGATGTGTGTGGTATCCCGGTGTTGGTTATGCGGCTGAATTCAGGTCAGGAAGCGGCTGTCGAGGCGGCAGTGGATTGAGGGTGAAATCGAGGTATCCCTTGCGCGGCCGCAGAGACCGTTTGTCGGCCTGGCGGTTCACGTGGCCTGGTCTTGTTGCTTTCGCGGATGCCTCTGAGGGCCAGAGCGGCTCGGCTGTGAGGCGGCCGCTGGTTGCGCAGCGCTCGACGATGTCGAGCGCAGCGAGCTCATCGTCCCAGGCGCTGTCCAGAGTTGTGAATGGGTATGGACACGTCGGGTGTTTCAGGACTAGCATGCTTGCTGCGCCTCAGATGCGGTCTAGGCCGCGCGCGCGCGTAGCAAATCAAAATATTTATACTGATGTCAAGTGAAGGCCATTGACCTATCGAGGGTTTTTGGCTTCGCGCTCGATCGTTTCGCGCTGCGGCGCTAGGGCGAAAGATTATTATCGATTTCGGTCTAGTCGGTGGATAACTCGGGCGGTTTCCACGTCGATAGCGCCGTTTGCGCCAGCGACGCGGCCGCCGCATTCGAGTAACGCAACGACGCGATCTCGACCAGGGCGCCACGCAGATGCGCGATTTCGGCGTCACGCGCCGCCAACTGCTCACGTAAGTGACGCAGCCGCTTTCGTTCCGTGCGATCCGCGCGTAGTCTGTCGTTGGCGTTCATCACGAACGCTAGCATAAACAACAAACAAAAGGAGTGATCCGCAATGTCAGTGATCAAGCTCAAGCCTGGCGAGACTATGATTGTCGTCGCCCTACTGCCCGAGGGCGTGGATCCGCCGCACCCCGATCACACCCTGCCCGGCGATCTGCCGCACCCCGATAACACGCTGCCGGTGCCGCCCGACGTGCCGGTCGAACCGACGCACCCGTGGATCCCGCCCGAGCCGCCAACCGCCCCGGTTGACCCCGGATATTCGCCCCCGTGGGCGCAGATCCCGGTCGATCCAGGCTATGGCATCCCCGAGGTGCCGAAACTGCCGGACGGTGGTCCCGGCAATTGGACCTGGGCCTACTGCCCGAGCCCGCCGCCAGGACGTTGGGTGTGGGTGCGCGTGCCCGGTCAAGGTGAAGCAGGGCCGAAAAAGAAGAAGTGAACTACACTGCCAACAACGCCTTCACGATCGCCATCATCATCCTGATGGCGGTCGTGTTCATCATCGTATTCGGCTGGCTCTAATACCCCAGAGGCGTCTGGTACGGCTCGCAAGGCCCCCAGCGGTTCGTTATAGGGCGAACCCTCGCGGTGCTCAGCACGCGCCTCACCCCTTTTCACAAAGGCTCGCGATGACGGCGAAAAAATCGACGAAAAAATCCGCTGCAAAAAAAACGCCGACATACCGATTCACGCCCGAACAACTCGCCGAACTGCGCCGCGGCCTGGCCGCCGGAGAGCTCCTCGCCAAACGCCTCGGGCGTGAGCGCGAGCGACGCAATTCACTCTCCCGCCTGTCGCAGTACCTGCCCTATCCCAAACAACGCGAATTCCATGATGCCGGCGGTATCTACCGCGAGCGCGCCTTGCTCGCCGGCAACCAGATCGGCAAGACGCTGGCCGGATCCGCCGAGGCGGCCATGCACCTCACCGGACGCTACCCGCCTTGGTGGAAAGGCCGCGTCTTCGATCGGCCGCTGCGCGCCGTCGCCGGCTCAGAATCCGCCGAGCTCACGCGCGACGGGGTGCAGCGACTGATCGTCGGTAACCCGCGTGATCAATCGGCGTTTGGCACGGGACTGCTGCCGCAGGAATGCCTGCTCGATTGGTCGCGGCGCAACGGCGTTAGCGACGCCCTCGATGGCATCGTCGTGCTGCACGGCGGTGGCGGTGACGTGCAGCAGGGACGCAGCACCTTAAATTTTAAAAGCTACGACCAGGGCCGCTCCAAGTGGCAGGCCGACACGGTCGACTTCGTCTGGCTCGACGAAGAGCCGCCGATGGAAATCTACTCTGAAGCGCTGACGCGAATTTCGTCGACCGCCGGCATGGTCTATTCCACCTTCACGCCGCTGCTCGGCATGTCGGAAGTGTGCCGGCGATTCCTGCTCGAACCCTCGCCCGATCGCATCAACATCAATATGACGATCGATGACGCGCCGCACTACTCGGCCGCAGACCGCGAAAAAATTATCGCCGGCTACCCCGCACACGAGCGCGAGGCGCGCGCCAAAGGAATTCCCACCCTCGGCTCCGGCCGCATCTTCCCCATCACCGAAGAACAGATCGTTTGTCCGGCGCGCATTTTCCCGCGCGAATTCGCCCGCATCCGCGGGCTCGATTTCGGCTACGACCATCCGTTCGCCTGCGTCGAGCTCACGCACGATCGCGAGGAAGACATCGTCTACGTCACGCGCGCATTCCGCCAGCGACAGTCGACGCCGATCCTGCACGCCGCGGCGATCCGCGCCTGGGGCTCGGAGTGGGTGCCGATCGCCTGGCCGCACGACGGCCTCGCCGCCGACAAAGGCAGTGGCGACGAGCTCGCCTCGCAGTACCGCGGCCAGCACCTGGCCATGCTGCCCGAGCGCGCAACATTCATCGACGGCGCCTCCGGCGTCGAAGCCGGATTGATGCTGATGCTCGATCGCATGCAGACCGGACGGCTGAAAGTGTTCTCGCACCTCAACGATTGGTACGAAGAATTCCGCCTCTATCACCGCAAGGACGGCAAGGTGGTGAAGGAGCACGACGATCTTTTGTCGGCGACGCGCTACGCGCTGATGATGTTGCGCTTCGCACAAACCGAACCGGTCAAGCGCATGCGCCAACCACCGGCCGGATCCTGGCAAGCTGCATAGGAGGAGCCCATGCATAATCTCGGACTGATCCTGCTTGTGTTCGCGTTTGTGTTCGCCGTCATCGCGTCTGTCATCATGACTGCATCCGGCCGCTGGCATTTCGGCTGGGCTGCGGTCGCGTTTTGGATCGCCAGCGAATTGATCGGTGGCCTGGGCAAGGTTTTCTAGGTGGCCGATTGGCGTGACGAGCTCGCCCTGCTGGCGGATGCTCTCAAGGCGCAGAACAACACGCTCGGTAATCTCGGCGATGCACCGCAATTGCAGCGAGCTCCGCTGCCGCCGCAGCTGCCGCAATTTAATCTGCAGGAGCTCGAGTCGCCCGGCCGTGGTGGTTTCGCTGCCGGCGGCATGACGCTGCCGGTGCTTGGCAACAACGCATTCCTGCGCGGCAACTACAGTCAGTGGCCGGGTGCGCCGGCAAATTATCGATTGATGCTCGGATTTGGAGGACGATTCTGATGCCCCCATACAACACGCTCGGAAGCCTCGGCGAGGATCAAGGCCCCGGCAACGCGCCGGTCAGTGCGCTCGGCGACAACTTTGCCGACCGCTTTGGCGCCTGGCAGCAAATGCGGCCGGATAATGCCGGCGTCGGTTGGTCGCCCGATCGCGGCCCGCTCGGCTGGAACATGACGGCGCCGCCGCCGTTCGCGCCGCCGCAGTCCATGCCGCCGTCACCCGCTTATGGCGCGCCGACAATGGGCGGTGCGGCCGCGCCAGGAACGCTGCCGGTGCCACTGCCGCAGCCGCGCCCGGCCGGAGCTCCGCAGACGCAGATGGCTGACGCCGAGGATCCGAGCCCGGCAAACAGTTTCCTCAAGCGATTCTTCGCCAATTTCGAATTACCGCCGGCCGCACGACCGCGCGCGCAAACGCCGTTCGCCTTCGGCGCGCAGCGACAAGGTTTTGCGCCGGTCGGTGGTGCCAATCGCGGCGTCGGCCAGCTGCTGCAGCAACGCCCGCCCACCGGGACCGGATATGGCTAGGCTCGACGAGCTCGGCCGCGCGTTCGACGAAGGCGCTGCACCGTGGGATCCGTTTGGCAATAATTCTCTCGCCGGTCTGGCACAGCGTTACGATACGCTCGGCAACTTGAGCGACGACCCGTTCGAGCGCGCCGCCTTGCGCACGCGCCAAGCCGAACGACCGCTGCTCGGCCGCCAGGGCGAGAACACCGTCGGCAAGATGATCGATTTCATGATTCCGAAAACGCCGCTCGATGTCGCGACCTACGCGCTCGGTGGTCCGTTCAGTGTGCCGGTTAAGATAGGAGCTCTCGTGGCTGGCGGCCTGCTGACGCCGTCCGACACCGAAGCTGCTCCCGTGAGCAAGATCGGCAAGGCCGTCACGCCAGGCATTGGTCATAACAGCGCGCGCATGGGCATCACATCGAGCAACCTGCGCGAGCTGCCCTACGATGAGGCCCTGGCGATCGCGCGCAGCCAGGTACACGTCATCCCCAAGCCGGAAGGCGGCGGGTTTGTCGGTGCGCCCTATTCGATCAAAAACCAAGCCGATCTCGCCAGGACGCGCGCCGATTTTGATCGACAAGTCGAAGAGGGCCTGGCCGGCGCGCCCTGGTATCGCAAGGCGCAGGCCGGCAACGTCGAAGTCGCCGGTCCCGATCCGGCGCGACAACATTTGCTGGCGCAGGAAGAAGCGCTGTTCTCTTCGCAGTCGACGCCGGAAACGAACCTGGGATTTTCACTGCTCGCGCACAACGCCTACGAGGCCGGCAAGCCGCTGGCGAAAGTGCGTACCGGACAGCAGGCGGAAACATACGTCGAAGGGCGCGAGGCCGGCGAGATCCCGCTCGGCAAAAAAACCGGCGTCTACGCCAAGCACCTCGACCCGACGCTGGAGAGCCCGATCACGGGCGCCAACGATATCTGGCACGCGCGCGCGCTCGGCTACGTCACGCGCGAAGGCAAGCCGTGGGACGCAGCGTTAACGCCGCAGCAGCACGCTTGGATGGATGCCGAGACAATGCTCGCGGTCGATCGTGCCAACGCACGCAACCTCGGCGGCCGCAACGATTGGACCGCGGGCGAGATCCAGGCGGCGCCCTGGGTGAAGCGCAAGGCCGAAGGTCTGA